ACGTATTTGGTTGGGATGTTTACACTTCTAACTTCCTACCTACATTAACAGCTACTGAAGCTATCAATGCTTCTTCATATGGTTTAACATCTGAAACAGCAGCTGTTGGTGATAAGGCTAACATCTTTATGTGCGTAGCAGATGATACATGTAAGCCAATTATGCATGCTTGGAGACGAGCTCCTCAGACAGAAGGCTGGAGAGACAACGAAGAACGTGCAGACAAGTATCAAGTAACATCACGTTATGGCTTAGGTGCTCAACGTGTTGACACTCTTGGTGTTATTTTAACTCATCCATCTAACTATTAAGGAGAATAAAAATGGCTTATGAAAATACAGCTGGCATCAATGTCCTTAATCATTATGGACCAAGAGGCAAAGATGCAAAATGGGGTGGTCAGGCTAAATCAACAGGTCAAGTTAAACGTGCTGAATGGCAGTTTAGCTATGACGATTTACCTGTTTGGGGTGCAACTAATCTACAATTTGTGCTTCCTGCAAATGCAACTGTAGTATCCGCTAAGTGGATTACAGGTACTGCATGGGCTGGTGGTACAAGTCTTAATGTAGGTTTATACACATCAGCAGGTGTTGCAATTGATGCTGACGGTCTTGATGCTGCTATTACACCTACTACTGCTGGTGCCGTTATTGACGGTAACGGAGCATTAGTTGGTGCTAGTATTGGTGCTAACCCTGGTGAATTAACAGTAGCTGCAACTGGCACATATACTGCTGGTACTGCAACAGTTATTGTTGAATATCACGTAGAAGTATAAGGATAGGGGTCTTCGGACCCCACTCCTTTTAAGGAATTTAAATGACAATACAACATAATGTAATTACAGACCCAGACCTTCATGAACCTAAAGGTATAGCTGCTGCTTCAGCAGGTCAAATATATGTAGCTAATGGTTCAGGTTCAGGTACATGGCAAGACAAAGATAAATGGATTGGAGTATATACAGGTTTTGATGCAGTTGGTCCAGCTTACCAACATTCAACTACTACTTCAGATACAGTATTAAATAATACATGGACAACAGCATCTAATGATGGTTTTACTGTATTAACTTCGCCTAATACTAGACTTCGATATGATGGTACAGAAACTATAACAACATTTATTCAAGCATCGTTTGCTACTAAACAAGCATCAGGAGCAAATAAAAATGTTGAATGGGCATTATATAAAAATGGTGTAGCAGTTGTAGGTTCAAGAGTTATAAGAACATTATCAACTGGTAGCTGGGGGTCTATAACTTTCTCTCCTGTCATATCTTTAGCAACTAATGATTACATAGAATTATTTACAAAAGCAGATGGAGCATGTACTGTTGATTATGCTTCTATTCAATTAATGGTACAAGGACATAGTTAATGGCTAAGATGACACTACTTGAAATGACTCAAGACATTTTATCTGATATGGATTCAGATGAAGTCAATAGCATTAATGATTCAGTAGAGTCTTTACAAGTAGCTCAAATAATTAAAACTACTTATTTTAATATTGTTAATGGTCGGGACTATCCTCATTTTAATGAGCTGTTTAGATTAGAAACAGTTGGAACTTCCAAACCTAATTATTTAAAAATTCCTGAAACAATTGAAAAAGTTAACTGGGTAAAATATGATTGTAAAAAAACAGACAGTGCTAAAGATTTAATGCAAGAAATAAAATATCTTTCTCCTGAAGATTTTATTAATCATGTAGATGTAAGAGATAGTACTAATTCTGATATACAAAAAGTTGTAGATTTTTCTGGAATCTCTTTAAATATTTATAAAGATAGAGCTCCAGAATACTTTACATCTTTTGATGAAGAGTATATAGTATTTGATAATTATAATGTAGCTTTAGAAAATCATGTACAAATAGGAAAATCACAAGCTTATGGTAAACGTGCTGTATCTTTTACGTTATCTGATAACTTTATTGCTGATTTACCTGTACAAATGTTTAGTTATTTTTTAGCAGAAGCTAAATCAACTATTTTTGCTACATTAAAACAAATGCCTAATGCTAAAGCAGAACAAATATCTGTATCTCAAAAACGTAGAATGAGTCAAGATGCTTGGAAACTAGAACGTGGTATTAAATATCCTAATTATGGTAGACCTACAATATCTAAAAAAGGTCCTAACTACTAATGGGTAAATTTAATTATGATATAAAAGGTTCAGGTAATTCTTCTAAAGACTTTAATGTATATACAGGTGTAAGTCAAACTTATAAACCTAATAAAAACTTAAGTATTACTCCTAAAGTAGGAGTATCTAAATATAAAACAGGACCTGATAAAGGTACAACAAAATCTATTGGAGGCTCCGTTACTTATTCTTTTACTGATAATGCTAACCTTACTGCTGGAGGTATGAAACATTTAAGCCAAGGTAAAGGTACTGATTATAAATATAAGGGTAAAGGATATAAAGCAGGTGTAACATTTGAATACTCATGGGGTGGTAGTAAAAAGAAATGAGTATGTTAACTAGCAATACTGGTGCTTTCATAGAAGGTCAACAGTATGGTAAAAAGAAAAGGAAAAAAACTATGGCTTGTGGTAAAAAACATTCATACAATAAAAAGAAAACAACTCCAGTTAAAAGGAAAAAATAATGGCAGACCCTAAATTTGATAAAAATAAAAATCTTTTTTATAATTTAAAAGAATTAGGTAAAATTAAAAAAGGTAAATCTTCTAAAGATATTTTAAAAAATTTAAACAAAGATAAAACTACAAATAAAAAAGATACTGTTATGAAAGTTAAACCTATTAATATAACTGCTACTAGTTTTGTACCTGGAACTATGAAAGGTGAACCTATTCCTACAACACGTGGACCTAATTTTAGTACTAATAAAGTACCTCTTAAAGTACCTTCTAAAGTTAATAGTACTGGTTCTATTAAAGTTAAACCTGGAAATATAGGAGGTGTTACTACTTTTTCTCAACCTCAAGATATCCATCAGGGTAAACGTGTAATGGATTTAAAAAAAGGTACTGGTAAAGGTAATGCATATTATCCTGAAGAAAGAAAAAAAATAGATAGTTTACGTAAACAACGTATGACTCCAAAAACAGAACCAAGACGTATTCATGAAGCAACACGTATGGCTCAATCATTATTAAAACGACCAACTAAACTAAAATAAGGACCACTTATGAAAGTAATAAGAAGTTATAAAACAAAAGGTATTAAAGAATTACAAGCATACATTGAACCTGGAACATCACATTACAAATTACAATGGAATGGAGGAGGAGAATTACCTAGTGAATTATCAGGTGTATATACATCTATGAATTTAGTAGATTCTGCTGTTCTTACTTTTGTCCATAACCAACCAGATAAAAAGGCTGACAAAGCACATAAATCCTACGAGGGCTAGATGGCTCAACGAATTGAAAAGTCATACAAGTCTTTTATTAAAGGTCTTGTTACTGAAGCTAATGAACTAACGTTTCCTGAATCTGCTTCTGTAAATGAAGCTAACTTTGTTCTTAACAGAGATGGTTCTCGTTCACGTAGACTTGGTGTAGACTATGAAGAATCATATCAATTAACTTCTACTGGATTTACTGCAACAGATATTAAAGAAGGTAAACAATCATTTCATGTATGGGAAAGTCCAGGAGGAGATACAAGTACCTCATTGGGTATTGTTAGAGTTAAAAATAAACTTTGGTTTTTAGATTTATTATCTAATAATCCAAGTGCTAATCTAAAAAATAGTGGGTCTTCAATTACAATTTCAGGTTTATCAAATGCTAAAATTGAAACTGCTGTTTTAAATAATGCATGCATTTTAGTTTCAAATGATTTATCTAAACCTATTAAACTTACTTATAATCCTAGTACAGATACCGTTTCTCAATCTGAAATTATAATAAAAATTAGAGATTTATATGGTGTAAATGATGGACTAGATAATAATGAAAGACCTTCTAGTTTATCTAATACTCATAAATATAATTTACGTAATCAAGGTTGGAGTTCTGAAGTAGTTTCTGTAGCAGCTGCTAGTGGTGCAGATGCAATTGATTATACTAAAACTAAACTTAGTGTGTATCCAGCTAACTCTGATGTATGGCAACTCGGTAAAGTTACTAATCCAGGTTCTAGTGATTATGAAAAGTTTAACCCTGAAGTATTAGAAAGAAATTCTACATCTAATTATCAAGTAGCTAAAGGTTCTTATATTATAGAAGCATTTAATCGTGGTGCTTCTAGACAAGCTGAATCTAGTATTACAGGACTTCCTACTGATTCTGAAAATGGAAAGATTACTTCTGTAGCTTCTTATGCACAACGAGTTTTTTATTCTGGAGTTACGTCTAGTATTTCAGGAGCTGACTCAAGAAGTCCAAATTATTCTAATTATATTTTCTTTAGTAAAATAGTTACTAGTGACGATGATTTTAATAAATGTTATCAAGAAGCTGACCCTACTGATACAGGTATTAATGATATTATAGCTAGTGATGGTGGTACTGTACATATACCAGAAATTACTAGAATTATTAAAATAGTTTCTGCACAGGCTTCCTTACTTGTATTTGCAGAAAATGGTGTGTTTGAAGTATATGGAGATACAGGGGGTTTTATAGCTACATCATTTCAGATATCTAAAATATCTACTAATGGTGTATTAAATGGTAACTCAGTTGTTAATGTTAATGGTACATTTATTTATTGGTCTAAAGCTGGTATCTATCAAATACTTCCTGATAGTGCCTCAGGTAGATTTAGAGCAGAAAGTTTATCACTTAAAACTATTCAACAATTATATTTAGATATACCTGAACTTGGTAAAAATAATTGTAAAGGTTTTTATGATGAAAAAGAAAATCAAGTAAGATGGTTATATAATGATTCTTCTACAT